ACCATACCATCAATCAAACCCTTTGAGCTGGTCTTAAATGCATCAAAGGCAGCTTTACCAACAGTTGATCCTGATTCAACAGAACCTTGAACACTTGCACCAATAGCACCGAGATTAGTTGTATCGCTATATGAAATACCATCACGGAAGTTAATGTTTGGCGGAAGATATAATTGTATCTTTGGTGTATTAGGGCTAGTTGCTGTATTGCCTGCTCTTGGTGTTCTTTTTATGGTTTGTAGTGCTACCGCTTTGTTAGTAGTAGTAGCAACATCAATAGCACCTCTATTTGTCTCGGCAAGCTGATCTAATCCAGTTAATTCATTAGCGCCAGTACCAACACCATCTACACGTGAATTAAATGAAATTTGTTCATTAGTCTCTTTATCAACAACAATTTGCTCACCTAAGGCAAATAATCTGCCTGCAGTGAGAGATGTTATCTTAATTTGTTCAAAGGTTATCTTTCCTGGGTATTCTTTTGGATCATTACCTAGCGGGAATGCTAAAAGAAAGGATGATGGTGAACGGCTGTTAGTCATTGTAAATACCTAATAAATAGAGTAGAAGTTTTCATTATTATTTATAAGGTAAATTATGGCATACTCTGGTAAATATAAACCAAAAAACCCAGCAAAGTATAAAGGTGATCATACAAAAGTAGTCTACAGATCCATGTGGGAAAGACATTGCTTTAAGTGGTGTGATGAGAACCCTATGGTTAAGGGCTGGTCTAGTGAAGAGGTAGTAATACCATACTTCTATGAAGTTGATAAGAAGTATCATAGGTACTTTATGGATCTAAAGATAACATGGAATACTGGTAAGGTGGATCTGATTGAGATTAAACCAGAAAAAGAAACCAAACCACCAGAATTTAAAGGTAGGAAGACCAAAAGGTATATTACCGAGGGTTTAACCTATGTAAAGAATATGAACAAGTGGAGTGCTGCCCAGACGTTCGCAGCAGATCGTGGGTGGGGGTTTCAGATTTGGACAGAGAACACTTTAGAATCCATGGGCATAAAGCCTAAATCTACTAAGAAACTAAAACCATATTCACGCAAGAAGAAAAAGTGATATAAATAACATTATGAGCAAATTATTCCAGAACCTAGAAGTCGAAGCATTTAAAGCTGGCATTACACCAAGGACAGATCAGTCTCGTGCTTGGTTCCGTAAACGTGCAAGAGATATTCGTAGGGTTAACCGCAAACAACTAATGCAAAGTAATGAAGTAATACGAGGTGAATCAAGTGTTATTGGTAACATGTATATGTTTTTCTATGATCCAAAGCATAAAGATACACTACCATACTACGATTCGTTCCCTCTTGTCTTTATTGTAGGTGATGCGAAAGGTGGTTTTACTGGTTTAAATCTACATTATTTGCCACCATTGTTACGAGCTAAATTGCTAGGCTCATTAATTGATTTAAAATCTAATAATAAGTATAATGCATCAACTAAGTTAAGACTCAGTTATGATGTTTTAAATAGTTCATCTAAGCATGCACTCTTTAAGCCTTGCTTTAAACAATATCTATCATCTCATGTTCGGTCCCAATTCTCTATGGTACCAGCAGCTGAATGGGAGATTGCCACATTCTTGCCTATGGCTCAATGGCAGAAAGCATCAAGCACAAAAGTTTATAGAGATTCAAGGAAAATGGTATGAGTTATAGCGTAGAACAATTAAAGTCTCTTATATCACGAAAAGGTGGTATAGCTCAAGCCAATATGTGGAAGGTACATCTACCTCCATTGCCTGGTGTACAAAGCTCACGTGATTTAAATGTATTATGTAAAGATGTTGTATTGCCTGGCAGACAACTCTTAACAACAGAACGTACCATTGGTATGAGACCTAAGAAAGTTGCCTATGCATATGGTGAGGAAGATGTTCCTATGACGTTCTTGCTCTTAAATGATTATGGCATAAAAGACTATTTTGAAGCATGGCAGAAAATGGTTATTAACTTTGATACACAAGGTATTAAATATAAGAATGATTACTGTAGAGATATTGTAATCACACAACTTGCCAAAAGAAAGAAAAATGGTATAGATATTAACTTCAACATCGATCTAAGTGCTAATTCACTTGCTGAGATGTTTGATCTAAGTGTCACTACCGACATTGAAATTTATAAATGCAGACTGAGACGAGCATTCCCAACAACTATGAATGCTTTACAACTTAACAATGAGCAAAACGGATTGCTTGAACTAAACGTCCAGATGTCTTACGACAAATGGGAATCTATTTAATGGAGTAAATAATGGCACTACCTAAACTAAATGACCAACCTAAGTTTGAAATTACTGTACCATCAACAAAAGAAATGCACAGGTTCAGACCTTTTTTGGTTAAAGAAGAAAAGGTGTTATTGATCGCACTAGAATCAAATGATCAAAGACAAATGTTAAATGCAATTGCAGATACTGTAGATGCTTGCTCAAACGGAAGTGTTAAAGTTAATGAGCTTACTACTTATGATATTGAATATCTCTTTACTCAATTAAGAGGCAAGTCTGTAGGCGAGACTACCAAGCTGCAGATGATCTGTAAAGAGTGTGAAAATACTACAGAGGCAGTTATTAACTTAGATGATATTAAAATGACTGGTGGTACAACATCTCCTCTTATTGAGATTTCACCAAACATCTCAGTTGAGTTAAGTTATCCAGCATATGTAAATATGATGAATGATGATACTATTATGGGTGATGATGCATCAGCAGCTACTTTTGCTATGATTAGATCATGTATTAAAGCTGTACTTACTGAGGATGAACGTATTGATATGAAGGACGAAGATCCTAAAGCAGTTGATGAGTTTATCGAGTCAATGAATTCTGCACAGTTCCAAAAGATTAGAGAATTTATTGATGATATGCCTGCTATGAAACATAATGTTGAATTCACTTGTGATCATTGTAAACACGAAAACAAAACAGTATTGGAGGGCATGCAAGCTTTTTTCTCGTAGGTCTATCTCATAATAGCTTAGTAAGTTATTATCAGACCAACTTTGCTCTTATGCAGCATCATAAGTACAGTCTGACAGAGATAGACAATATGGTACCATGGGAAAGAGAAGTATATTTAAGCATGCTCACTGACTGGTTAAAAGAACAAAAACAGGAAGCTGAGAGACAAAATGGCAACAGCAACTTTAGATGACGTAAACAAAACGCTCAAGGATCAGAATAAATCTCTTGGTGATTTATCATATGGATTTAGCGAATGGTTTAAACTGCAACAGAGAGAACGTCTTGATCAATTGGAGCGAGATAGAGAAAATAAAAAAACTGCTCCCTCTGCCCCAGCACCTGCATTTAAACAAACTGATAATAGTGATGGTGGCGGTAATCCATTTGGGCTTCTACTTAATCCAGCAAAACTTATTCTACCATTAGTTGCTGGTATTACTGCTGTAGGTCTTGCTTTTGCAGGACTAAGAGGCTGGGAACTAGCAGTCATTAAAAAAGTTTCTGAAATGAAATTAATACCTAATGCTATATCAAATGGTATTACTAGAATGCGTAACTCAGTGTTTAGAATGTTTGGTCTTACACCAGAAGGTCTTTTAACGCGAGATGCACAAGGCAGATTTACAAGAGCTGCGCCTATTACAACTCAGATCAGTATGAGAATGAATGCTTTAAGAATTAGGGCATTAAGAATGTTCGGGCTTGGTGCAGATGGTAAACTCATTGCTGTAAGAGATAAAGATGGCTTATTCAAAAAGAATATCGTTGGTAGAGTTACATTCCAAATAGGAAGATTACTAAAACCCTTAATGGCTGTATCAGCTGGTGTTGGTAAATGGGCAAGTGGTTCTGGTGCAAAGATAATGGAATTTATTAGAGGCTTTGGTGGTAAGGCTGGAGGCTTTGTAAGAATTGTTGGTAAGATATTATGGCCTATTGGTTTTCTTATGTCTTTATTTGATGGTGTAAAGGCTTATCAAGAATCAGATGCAGATGGAAGTATAGCAAAACTTGGTGATGGCATTGGAGGATTTCTAGGTAGCTTTATTGGTGCACCATTTGATCTTCTTAAAAAAGGTATCTCATGGGTTATTAAGAAACTATTTGGTGTAGAAACAAACGAAGATGGTAGTATTCCTGAAGGTCAGGGTATGGCTGGTTGGATTGTAAAACAACTTGAATCATTTAGCTTTGAGGAAGCAATTAAAAAACTTGTTTCTGGTGTTTTTGGTGTTATACAAGGAGCTGTAGACTGGGTCAAACTTCTCTTTACAGATCCTGGTGAAGCATTATCTAAACTGTGGACGGGGCTTGTAGGAGAAGGTGGTTTAATAGACATTCTAATGATACCATTTAATGGCGCTGTAAATTGGGCGATGGAAAAGTTTGGTTGGAAAGATGAAGATGCACCTGACTTTAATCTACTACAAACAATTAAAGATACATGGACAACTACAACAGATAAAATAAAACAAGGTTTTGTAGATTTTGGCAATTGGTTAGCAAGTATACCAGCTAAGATAAAACTCTTGGCTGTTCAAACTATTGATACTGCTACACCTGATTGGCTAATAGATATGTCGGATGATATCGAGGCAGCTAAGGCTGCTGTGGCTGCATTTAATGTGAGTGCTGAAACCCCAACAGCAGGACAAGAAGCTGCAGCTATGACTTATCAAGACGCAATCTTGAGAGAAGCTCAGAGAGCTGCAGCTGTAGCTAATACAGTTGTTGATCAATCAGATAATAGTACCACTGATAATAGCACAACTGGAGTGCTTAATCTTGGTGGTGACGGATCTGCTATGATGTCTTCAGATGAAATAGCTGCCGCTGGCTGGGCGGCGGAAGCTCAGAAATATATTGATTAAAAAAGGGAGCCGAAGCTCCCTTTCTCATAATAACAATGGTCTTAGTTATTAACCTTCAGCTGCAAGTTTAGCAAAGTAGGACATAGTGTCATCATTGTCTTCCGACATCTCTGCAGCTGTAGTAGGAGCAATAGTTTCTGAAGGAGAAGTTGCTTCCATACTAGCCATGACTGGTGCTGGTTCTGCGGTATCCAAGGAGACTGCCGCTGCTGTAGTCATGGTTTGATTACCAAGAACACGATCAAGTTTGGTTTTTAGCTCATCGTATGTCTTATAGTTCTTAGCATCAGTAAACTCAGTTAGATCATGCATAGAGTTGTAGTAACCCTCCAGCTCGTCATCATCTTGAGATAGAGCAGTACCTGAGGCAAACTCTGACTTATCATAATTACGATAGCCTTCTACTTGACGGATCTTGAGTTTAAAGTTTGCACCAGCCCAGAAATCAAATGGGTTGATAGGATCTTCATCCTGAAATTGTGGTTGCATTACATCCATGATCTTATCAAAGATTTTCTTACCGAACTGATAAAGCATTACTTTACCCTCGTTCTGAGGGTTAGCTGGATCAGATACAACAAGTGCATTAACCACATAGTGTAAACGCCGTTTCTGTCTACGAACAGTATCTTTGTTCGCTTCGATACCAGTGTTCCACAGCTCTGAGTTATGCTCAGAGACAGGGTCTTGTTGGCCAATTGAAGTCAAAGACTTCTCAATGTACCATTGACCTGTAGGGCCCTTGAACCCATGATCCCAATAACGGACCCATGGTAGTTCGGCTCCCTCTGCTGCCGGTAAAAAACGGAGAATAGCAAAACCATTTCCTGCTTTATCCACACTGGGCTTCCACAGACGATCATCTCCATAAGATTTCTTTTCATTACCACCACCAGCACTTTCTGCTGCTTGGATAAGTTTGGAGATGTTTGATTTATTACGTTTTAGATTTGCAAAAGACATTTATATTTCCTTTATATTTGCTGAAGTGTACTGTAATATCATAACATAAATTAGGCAGAATGTAAACCCTTAATCTTCAAAGATTAACATATTCTGCCGAGGTAAGAAGTTCAAATTCATAGCTTCTGCCTCTACTTTCTCAACGATAACACCGTTGAGAAATTTCTTAACATCCTCTGGTTCAATATTGTTCTTATCACAGATAAGAAGTATTGCTTCCATATAGGATATTTTTTTCTTGAATACGGCTTTCTCAACAAGAGTTGAGAAGCCAGATTTATTTAGGAAGTTTGGTTTATCAGGCACTGGCATAGACAGTGTTTTCTCCGAGCCATATTGTTCCAATATCATTATAAAATACTCCATGAGTTCGCTTGATCATACCATCTTTATCAAAGGATGGCTTAATGCAACGATATTTAATTTTGTGTTCTCCATGCTCACCATAGAACATATCAACATATACTCCGTCACGTAAAAACTTTTCCAAGTTACTGACGTACTTCTGACGATTGGCCAATTTACTCTCAGAGCCTTTTACACTTTTACGCACTTCTTGTCGTGCTGATGCAACCAACTCTTTTTGAGTTTTAATCCATTTCTGGACCTTACGGAAGTAAAAGATGTCATCTTCACTACGATTTAATACACTCTCATGAATGTTCTTAAAGGTAGGCGGATTAGCTGCCATACGTTTCTCACGTGCTTCTGCTAATCTTGCAATAGCTGCTGCTTTATTCTCGGCAGACATTGGTTTACGAGCTTTCTTAAACTTCTTACGCTTTACTTCTTTAACCATAACAAATCTCCTTCATTTGATATAAGTATTATAACACATCCAATTACAGATGTAAAGCATTATTTTCGTTATTTTTTATTTTTTTTCGTCGAGAAGGATAATTTCAATCTCTTCACCGTCATCAATGTAACGATGTTTTATATATCCTTGCTCGCAGAGATATGTGATTGTGTCGCCGACTATAACATCTCGTTCGCCAACTCCCCATAGCTTTCCAATCATATAACCAATGAAAGCAGAGCCACCAAAGAATAACCAGTTTATAACTACGGGATCAATCCACATATAATTCTCCTTTAGTGTTATTTATACACAGTCAAATGAGACTACATTCTCAACACGGAAAGAGCGCCAACCCTCAGCATTAATATCATAGACAGGAAGAACCTCTTCATTAATATTACGAACCTTTTTCTGTGTGATAGGTTCATCTTTAGTTGCAGCAGGAATAATATCCTCTCGGAGAGTACACTGCATATCACGTTCGTCACCATTTACCTTTTTAAAGACAACACGGCAAGTGCTTGTGCTTAACTGTTCAATCATTTCACTTCTAGTAATCATACGTTTTTCCTTTCTATAACATATGTGCCTTCCGGCAGGGTCCATGCTTGCATTAACTTATAGTACATATCTGCATTCATGGCAATTAAATCAAATCTATGTCGGTGATCATTCCACTGACGAATGAATACTCTATCGTCCCACATAAGAACACCAACATCTTCAAGTTCGCCTTCCTCATCTAAGATAGTGATGATAGTTTCGTCTTCCTCATATTCTATCGTAAACATTAACGGCGCATATTTGCTATAGCAACAGCATCCTCTTTACGAGTAATAGGAACACCATTAGACTTATGCATCTGACCAATACCAATAATATAATCACCAGTATATTGTGTGGCATCTTTCTTAGTGCCATTACCAGCAACCTTATCGGAAGTCATTCTAGGACCAGTATTGTAATCTGGAATAGAATTACCAGCATCAGCCTTAACTTTACCAACACCCATCTTTTTCATAAAGGCTTCATGGTCAGCTGCACGTTGTTTCCAACCGGGTGCTTTTTTCTTCTTAGATTTGCCATGGACTTGAACGCCCTGTATCATATGCATACTCATGTCAATCTCCAAACTATTTAAAGTAGCGCCTGAGAAACAACTACAAGGAAGTGTACTTTTAGGTCATGCCCTCCGTACCAGACGCTAGTTAAAATAGTTTTCGTGGGAGAGGCTTACTGCAGAACCTCTCCCCTTATCTACAATCTCGTTAGTAGCGAACGTCCGGGTTTCCATTCGGTACCGGCTGGTGTACCCACCTATCAGAACTTGTACATGCTTGATAGGATTTTCGATAACAATTAACTAAACTTAATTAATCCCAATCGTTATCGAATCTTGTTGTGTGATATAATGTCTCGCCATAATACTCGGCAGCATATTTAGAAGCATCAGTCCACTGATAAATGTTGTGGGTTTCTTTAGGAGCTTCTACAGACTTACGCTTAGGCTTGATATTAGTATGCTTTACATTTTGCATAGTGCGAGCAGAGTTGGCTTTGATCTTAGCCATTTTGTTACGGCGATCGCCAATCTTTTTGATTAGGGCCAAACGGTCTGCTTTTTGAGTTGCTGTCATAGTCATGTGTAATCTCCAATGTTGTTTCTTTAAGTAGTATAACAGATACTAGGGGTCTTGTAAACCCCTAATTTACTTTTTTTTAATTAAACTTGAGGTCTAAAATTGTTAGACATAGTTTCTTCTTGCAACTCTGCACGAATTTCAAGAGCAATTTTATCGAAGTCTTTATAGAAGCCTTCTGTGCTTGCATAAAACTTAAAGCACTCGTGGTAAGCATCAGCATCTACAAAATTCCAGATGATCTTACCATCGATATCTAAATTTTCTGGGTTAACGATTGCGTTACGGATTGAGTTATTTAATGCTGTGATAATCTTTGACATAATGTAGTTCCTTAATTATTGTTTCTATAACTCTTATAACACATCCGAATACAGATGTAAACAACTAATTTAACTTTTTTTAATTTAATTTCAAAAACAGCAAAAGTGTTACAATAATGTTACACATAGGATAGAAGCACATCTTCTAACCATTCGACATCATCTTTATTACACTGGAACAAGATACCGATACCACCGGCATTTATCCACTCATTGATATTACTAGGCTTATCATCAATTAAGACATTAGGCTTACCAGTAATACGATCAATAGCCCAGAGATGTTTCTCGTGAGTAAAGATAAGTTTTTCAAGATCATGTGGCATACAGCCAGTATCCTCTAACCATTTACGCTTCCAATAAGCAGAGTTATATTCATCGCCTCTGAGAGGTGAAGAACAGATACCCCAATCTCCATCTGAGAGACTTTCGACAAGAGCAACTATTTGACCAGTTTCTGGAAATGGTTCTATCTGATAAAAGAAATCAGTACAAGCAATATCTGCCAATGTCTTGGTGATATTCTTAATTGATTTCCAATGATCAACATTATAGTTGTCTTCAAGTTTACCAAAGAAGTCAGCAATGACTCCATCCATATCTAAATATACTGTCATATTATATCTCCTTCATAGTTATTTGAGAATATTGATTAGTGTTACGCAGACGAGCAAAGTATTCTTTAGCATGTCTATGACTTAGACCAGAAGCAAACTCAACCATTGTGGCTTTACCATCAATATGGTGGTAAGCCTTGACAATCCAATTGTCTGTTGACATTGATTTTTTAAGTGTTTTAAAATCTAACATATTATACTCCTTCAAATTCAGCTTCTAATTCGCGACCTTCTGCGAATAACATTAATTCAACTGCTAACTCACGAGCTTGCTCACGAGTCAAATCTATATGGTTAAAAAAGCCATTTGATGTAGTAGGCTTTTCCCATCCACGAGGTTTTTTCTGTGTTATCTGAACACACTGCTTGCGATCTTGTCCGCCCCAAAAACGAGTTTGAGTTAATTCGGCATTTGAATCCAAGTTAGGTACATTTCTTAAATCTGTTGACATATTATATTCCTTAATTATTGTTTCTATAACTCTTATAACACATCCAAACACAGATGTAAACCCCTAAATGCAAAAAAAGTGCAAATAAATGCACTTTCTTCTATTCTGTTACATATATGTTACACTAATTAGATAGTGGATTATCCAATGCTTCTTGTAGTTGAGTACGCATTCTTTCTTCTAAATTAGATTGATCCAGCTCTATTCTTTCTTCTGTAGCTCTCATAGTGTCTCGTACATCTTTTTCTGTCTCTCGTATAACAGATTCGACTTCACGAATTGATTTAGTAACACTATTCTGTACAGTATTCATCTCAGTACGAACACCTTCTA